GATCACTATTAATTAAAGCTGTATCTTTAGCAATATCTTTATATAAAAGACAATGACGATACATTAAATAATCTTCAATATTAACAGGACGACCAAATTGATATTTAGAACTCTCAAGATCATTAATTGCGGCTATTTTAGCAGCAAGAGCTTTCTTAAGTTCTCCAAGATTAGATTTATCAGCTTGACGATATTTCTCTTCAATTAGTTTTTCTTTATCTTGAATAGCTCTAAAATCTATGTATCTATCATAACGAAAACTAATATCAAATTTTTTGCCAAGTTCATTAACTGAAATTTGAATATTATTTAAATACTGTTTAACGCGAGTAATAAAATTTTCGTTATTAGGAGAAAGACCTATTAAATCAGGAAAATAGGCTTCAACTTCACCCTTATTAGAAGATAATGTACGAGAACTTGTAACTGAACTTCCAATAAAATCTCTACGTTTAGTTAAAGATTTATCATTAGCTCGTCTAAATAAAGAATAATTTTTAACTAATGCAATAGTAACACTACGTTTATCTATATATTCTCTATTTTTTACATTAATATCCTTTTCTTCAACACTACCAGGAATAGGTTCAGGTTTTTCATCCACACTTTCCTTTACGGGGAAACCGCCAAAAGCAGTAACTTTATTATCAGAGCTTCCTTTAGATCTATCAGATAATCCAAAGTTTAATTTAGCACTGTTATTACTTGTATTATTTTCCATAATTAAATATTCATTAATTTAAATTAAAGTGCACACTTTAACAAGAACATCTTCGAAGAGTTATTTACTTGAAGACCTTGAGAGTGCTTAACCTCATAACGACTCATATCAATTTCAGTCGAAATGTAATTGGTTTCAGGTACACCCCAAGATGCAGGAATATCAGTAAGACCTTTAAATACTTTAGCCTTATGAATTTGACCCTTTTGACGAACAACTCGAACATTCTGAGTTCCATCATAAATAGAGAAATCAATAAAGCAAGCTTGATGCGAAGTAATAGGATAACCTGTACGAGGATGAATTTCACCATTCTTTTTAGCAGCTTCAGCAATAGTGCTCTTATCAAAGAAAGCACAATGTTTAACCGTAATAGTGTGTCCATCAACAGTCTTATAACGACGGAAGTATTTACCATACGTTAAACCTGCGTCAGAACCATCAATCATCTTATCACCAAGAGGAGTAACAAAACCATTTTCTTTAGCATCTAATCGCATAGCTTCATCAAAATCTTCAATGAAGCCTTTACCGCCCATAAGAACAATGTTCATTTCACCTGTATCAGTATCACGATCAAGAACATCTCCAATAGTACGCTTAATTTTACTCAAAGTAAGATATTCGCCATAAGTATCGTAATTAGACTCACGACAAATCTCTAACATACCAGCGGTAGTAGGAATAGGTTTACCGTTATCGTCATCCTTAAGAGTTATTTCTCCATTAGGTAAACGGTTATATTCTGCCATCCAAAGACGCTCTTCATTATAAACACGACGCTCAATATTAAATTGGCGCATCTCTTCACTAATCCATAATTTAGAAGCCTTACCAGCACCATCTTTAAATTCATATTCGGTAACTACATTGCTAATATTACCAGCAACTTCTTTAGACTTACGATAGAACTCAAGCTGAGAAGTCATACGACCAGGACCCATAACATTACTACGGTTTCCTTTAGAATATGACTCAGAAATAAGAGGAGCACCCATTGACCAATACTTACCTTTAGCAAGTAAAGCAGGATCAATAAACGCATCAGGATTAGGCGACATAAGTTTAATTATATAACCATATCCGTAAGCACTCTCACCTAAATCTCGTTGAATACGAACTTGAGTTTTTCCATCAGGGCCAATAAGAGTGTGTTGCTCAATAAACCAATGAGTAGAAGTATGAATTTCTACAGGAGCACCGCCAAGACCAGGTTTATCACCACCAGAAAAATGAGTAATAAAATCATCAAATTTCATACGACCCATTGTTTTCCAAGTCCATTGAACAGTATCAATATCTACTGTACCAACACTGCCTTGACCCTCAGTCATAAACAGAAGCGGAAAACGATCATCGTCCATACCATAATTATAGGTAAGGAAAGAATTTATTTCGACAGGTTTTTGTAATTGAAGATTAGCAATACTCTCTTCATTAGAGTATCCGCGATCATCATAATTACCTCTCGAAAGAACTCGCATTGAATACATAATACAAATAATAATTAATTGTTAATAACCAAAATCAATTTTTCCTTTATTTTTATCGGAATTAGGTTTAGTTATTTTAATTCCAGTAGTGTTTCTTGTTTTAGCTATAAGTTTAAGTTTTTTAACTTCTTTATCATTAATAGCCATATCTACAAGGTTAGAATAACTTCCACCAACAAATTTTAAATAAGCACGAAGAATACTATCATTGCGTCTTGCTTCAAGAGTTTCATTTTCTAAATCATATTGATAACGAGATTTACCATTTTTATCTATTTGGTAAATATACTTAAAGAAATCATCAGGAGTAACAGAAATTTTCTTTCCATCTTTATTAATAATAATAGTATCTGGAATTTTATATCCAGCAATATTACGACTATCAATTACTTCTTTAACTCCTTTCCAATATTTTTCTTCTTGTTCAATAGCGTCACGTTCAGCTTGTTCAGCTTGTTCAGCAATAGCTTTACGTTTTTCTTCATCTTTTTCTTTAAGAGCTTCAAGTTCTTCTTTAGCAACATCAGCAAGAGTTCCAGTTGATTTAAGATAATTAATATAACTATCTACATCTCCCTTACGATTTTGCTCACTCCAGGACATTTTAATTATTTCTTCTTGTTGTGCTTCATCATCATCTTTTAAAACTATATTACTTCTATCTTTAATTTCTAAAAATCCATCTAACGAATTTCCATTTGCTATATAATATGGAACTAAATCTCTAAGAATAGGAATTTTATCATAAAGAGTATTAATTGCGTTTTCAGCAATTTCTTCCTCTCTATTATTAATTACTGCATCTATATAAGATTTAATACCATTAGGTGTATTTTCAAATTCAATAGGTTTATCATTTTCATCTACAACTTCTACATCGAAAAGTTTACGAATATTATCTATTGAAATTTCATTTTCTGAATTATCATCATTTACTGTAAAAGAGTCAATAAAATCTTTTACATCTTTAGCTTCTTTAAAAATATTTCCATTTTCATCAACAATGTTACCGTTATCGTCTATTGTATATTTTTTATCATCAATATCTAAAACAGTACCAGGTTCAATAACAAATTCAGATTTAGATTTATCATCATTATCATTGTCATTATTATCATTGTTATTATTATCAATATTATTATCTACATCATTATTATCATTATTTTTATTTTTATCTAAATCAGTAGTAGAATCATTATCATCAGGAGAACTTAAACCGTTACTTTTAGATAAATCAACAGCATTGCCGTTATTATCTTTTGTTACATCTGCATTATCAGCATTATTTGTAACACCATAACCAAAATCATTCATATAATTAGTTTTAAGTGAATTATTATAACCGATTATAAGCAATAAATTTGTTATATCCAATAATTAGATGAAAATAATTAAAAATATTATTCGCTCCAGCATATAAAAAATTATAAAGCTATTTTAAGTGGCTTTTATCATTTCCCCCGTAAAGGAGAGATTTCGCGTTCGAATATTCTACATCATATTCTCATTTAACGCCAAATTTAAGCTTAAAATAGCTTATATTTATACAAAAATAGTCCGACAATACATGCCGGACTATCAAATATATCTATAAACACTATTTATTTTTTAGTTTTATGATTATCATATTTATTTTTATTTTCTTTAGCAATAGCTAACTTAGTTTCAATATCTTTAAGTTTAACAGCTCTATCTGCCGCTTTACTTTGAAAATCTAAAATATTCTTTTCTCTCGCTATTTGATTTTTATCTCTTTCAACATTAGCTCTTGCTTGTTCAAGACGCTCCATACCAGCTTGTTTATCTTGATTAGAAACTCCATTATCGAAACTAATCATATTAGCATCAGCTTTAATAAGTTCGATTTGCTGATCAAGATATTTTTCAAGTTCAACAGTTTTACGATCTTCTTCTCCTTTTGTAGCAATTTTTTGAATTTCAAATTCAGCTTCCATTTGTTTAGTTTGTTGTTCTAATTGTTGCATAGACTGTTCGTGTTGTTGTTGTAATTCTTGAAATTTCATTATTAACTTTTTAATACTTGCAACATTATCTCCAGCAATAGCAGCAATAGCCATATCCATATTTCCATTTTGAGCAGCACTAAAAGCAAATTGTTTTATTTGATCTAACTTTTCTTTCTCTTGTACACTATTTTTTGCTTTAATAATATAATCTGCATAAATATGAGAATCAACGTCTAAACTAATATATTTAAGATTTTTATCTTTATCTCTATAAGATGTATCTAATCCATCAATCCAAGCAAGTTTACTAAAATCTAAATCACGAGCATAATCTCTTTCTCGCATACAATCAAATATAAATTCTATTATAACAGAACCCATAGATCCTCTCATAATAGCTTCTTCAGTTATTCCTTTACCAGCACTATTAGCTATTTGACCATATCGTTGAGGAGTCATATCAACTTGATCTTTAGCAGCATTATCTATTTCAATCATCAATTTAGTAAGTTGATTAATATAAGCACTAATATCAGCAGTCACCATACGTATTTGTTGTGACTTTAGCATATTAGTATCTTCTTCATCGTCAATATATAAAACTCCATCAGCGGCCATTCTATAAATAGTTTCATCAGGATTTTCTCCTAATAAAGATTTAGCTATAACAAGAACAGCAAGTTTATTCTTTGCTAAAGCCATTTCTCTATGATATGCAACTATATTTTTAAATACTTGATAAGGACTAACAATCTCTACAATAGAAAACTTACCAAATCCAGGAAGTAATTCACATAAACCATTATAAGGAAGTTTACCTTTACGATTATATGCAATAGCACGAGCTTTATAAGGATAGATTGCTGTATTACGAGTACCTATACGAACAGACTCATATACTTGAGGCTCATAGAAATATTCAATAGAAATATCTCCTATTTCTGGATTAATTGTATAATTATCATCAACGACTCGTTGAGCTATGATACCATTATCTATATATGTTAAAACGCCTCTTCTAATTTCTCCTCTCCATACAACATGCCAAACATCATATAAATTAGAATTAGTATCTCTAACTAAATATGGAGATTTGTTATAGAGACTACGTTCTGTTTCAGTAAATTTATTACATATATCAGGATAATAAGAATAATAGTCCGCATAAGTAATATATGATGCGTCAGTAGAACTATGTTGAGCATAATATGTTTCTAAAAACTTTTTGTCTTTATCATCTAAATATTCGTCAAAAGTATCTATTATTTGTTGATATGTCATTTTCATACGTTCAGCAAACATATCATAATCTTCAACAAACATACTATTATTAGGAACAGGAAAAGCATCTATTGGAGAAATAATTTTTTTTACAAATTTATTTCCTATTATATCAGTATATGTATAACATTCTCCAAATGATACAAAATCAAAATAGGCTTTAGCATAAATTAATGTAGACTCAGTAATATCATCTATAACATTTAATAATTCTTGTCCTTGAACAGATATATCATCAATATAATTATTTTTAAAATCCTCAGTAAATTTTTCAATATCTATACTTTCTTGAGGGTTAAATTGTTTAGGATCATTACCTTCATTAATATATTGTTGATAGCTTTGAGTAATTCTTGCCGCTAATTGAGCTTCTAAAATAGAAAGAATTTCTTTTCTTACAGCCGCATCCTTAGCCATTACAACATCTGGATTATTAGCACCTACAATAAAATCATGAGGATTTTTAATATATTCAGAAACATATCTTCGAATTATTCCTTTCATAATATCATAATTGCGAAGAGTTGCTGGAAATCGAGTATATTTTTCTTTATTAGCATTATATGGATTAAGTATTTTTCTATAAAATTCATCAGGAACTTCTCCATTCAATATAAGATATTTTTTTTCTAAATTATCTTTATCTGCACAAGATTGTCCCATAGCTATTACATAGTCACAACATTGAGCATACCATTCAGGTTTTTCCTTTTCAGCATTAGAAACTCGTTGAGAAGGAAAATTATTAGCATAAAAATAATCAATTACTGCCATATTATTAATTATATAAATTTTATATTAATACCATTCTCTATGAAAGAATGATTTATTATCATCATCTGTTTCTGTTGTTATTTTCTTTCTATGAGCCATTTCATCTTTAGCAGCTATATCCATAGCTTTATATTCTATTCCTCTAATAATCATTTCAGACACTCTATCAAAGTTTCCAAGTGCGCTCCATTTCTTTAATTCAAGTATTGTTTGATAATCATATATTCTATGAAAATTTCTAATAGGATTGCCATTTTCATCTTTACCTATTTCATCATATAAAAATTCTTTAAGTAATCGTAAAGCATCTAATTTTCTTTGATTACCTCCTCCAATATTATATCCATAAATAGTAGAAATTTTTCCTTTAATAGTATTGTCCCAAACAAACAAAGGTTCTTTAGCTAAGTATTTTGTATCTCTAAAGTTTTTAACAGTTTCTCCTCTGTTTACTTCGACACAAGTAGTTCCAATACAATTATAATAAACAGCTAAATAATAACAAATTCTATCAGCTTCTTCAAGAGAATCTGGACGACCATAATAAGATGCAACAAGTTTTTGTTTAAATCCATTTTTAATACAAGGATTCATCCAAACTTTAATACTATTGTGAGAATGTTTATTAGTAATTTCTTTTTTATCTTTATCTAAGACTGTGAAATATACTTTCGCATAACTTAAATCGTTAGTAATATCACAACCTGTTATGGTCACGAATTTTAAATCCTCATCACGGACTTCTTCCATTAAAATCATACTAATTTCTTCCATAAAAGCATGATTTAAACGTTTAATTCTAATATTATTAGCCATATTTATCCCTCCTATTTCATTATATCATTATTGTATTAATTTCTAAAGTATAAATCTTTTATAGTGTAAAGTTTAAAAATAGGAAATAATTATTATCCATGTATGCTTGTGTGGAGTA